TCACGCATACGATTTAACGGATTGTGACTTTCCCATTTTAAACTTTTTAATAAAAAACTTACCCATCTCAATAGAAGGTTTTTCAATAAACTTATACATAAACAGAGATAATGCATAAGCAATCACAAAGTTTGTTATAAACTTACCAACACCATTAACACCAGGGTAAAACGATATCAAGTCTCCATATCTATTTAAGCTCCATAAAATAGGAACGTGAATCAGATATAAAGAATATGATAAATCGCCGATATGAGAAAAGAACTTCCAAAATCTAACAATGCCGAGACCCTCAAGAGTTATCATAGATATAAATAACATTGATGCGATCATTCCGGAATTGAGTACCCCATGTTGAGATTTGTATCCATTTACAATGCTAATAACGGAAAATGTAAGCACTGAAAATGTTATGAATTTTATTAATGATAAATTAAAAGAAAAATTAGAATTATTAATTCGCTGATAAGCACATGAAATCAAAACGCCAACAAGGAAATCAAAAACAATTGGGTTAAATGAAAACTTCAGATGGTCAATGTAACCTGATACATCACCCACACTTGCAGAGTATGGATCAAGAGTAAATCTACCAGAGAAAAATAGTTGCCCACATATTGATATCAAAGATATTGATAACACAACTAACAAAGCTCTATGCTTGTGTGAAATAAACATGCATATCATGAAAACAAAATAAAAATACAACTCATATGTCAATGTCCACGCTGGATATAGCAAACCATATCCATAGAAAGGACCCGGCTTAGACATGTCTGATGTTATAAAAAAAACTGATTTGATAACATCTCTATAATTGAACCATACTTCAGAAAATGTTAGTTTTGAAAAGTCAAACTGAACAAAAAAAAGATAAAACAAAAACGCAACAATATATACTGGATATATTCTAAAAAACCTTTTTATAGCAAAAGAAGAGCATAAATCATCTCTCATAGTAGAGTAGTGAATGATGAACCCACTAATAACAAAAAACAAATCAACGCCAAATGCACCGTTTGAAAACAACAGATCGCCAAGATTTGTTTGTGCGTATACATCGTTAAGTGCAACGCGAAAGTGAAATGCAACAACAAAAACAGCAGCAAAACCCCTAAGGAACTGAATCGAATTTAGTTTGTTCATTATAATGAGCCAAAAAATTAATACCTGGCTCATTATAACATATTGACATTTACAATTAAATAGTTATTTCAACCCATGCGGTGCCATTATATTTATATCCTATAATGTTAGTTGGCGATGAGATTACATCATATCTGTCGCCGTTATTATTACCGTATGGTCTGTCAGGTACACTACCTGATACATTCATCACCCCTTTAAAAAACCATCCAGGTGAAACAATACCATGTGGCTTGCTAAACACAGCAGAATAACCTAACTGCTTACTGTGTACTGTGAATTTACCGAAAACACTACTATAACCGTTAAGTGGAGATGATGTACTTATATCAGCAAAACATTCTCCGTTGACATAATACTGCTGCGCATCTTTTGGTGAAATACCAAGTAATGGGACTATATATGTATCTGATGAGTATTCAATGTTGCATTTTTCAATGCCAACACTTTCACCGGCAGCGGATTGAAGTATAGAAATGAACCCTCCATAAAGGCAAGAGTGCATTGTGTATTTAACATAAAGCTCACTTAAATTAACACCATATGATGAATTATAACCGTTAGTATATCTTATGCATGTGTTGTCAATCGTACCACCATAACCATCAACACCGCATTTATACAAAACATCATCAATAGAAATTGAAGCATTTTCTTTTTGCTCTCTAAGGTTCATTGCAAACCTGAAGCCATGGAATTCATTATTATTGCTTTTTATGCTCTTTATTTTTAACACATTAAAGATGTTATTAGATGTAATCTGATCATCAGGCCATCCAATTCTTTCTTTTTGTATCATTGTGTTCCCATTAAGCACAATATTAATATCGATGTTCTGCTGTGGTGTGTTTATAACATTTGGCTGCAATGAGGTAATCGCAGAGTTGTTAAAATAACCTATATTTTGCTTTTCGCTACGCAAAGTTCCATAGTTATTTATAAATACTGCATTTGATGTTTTGTTCGGGGCGCAATCTAACACCAAGGCGGAGCCAGCATCATAAAACTCACAACTTGAAAATGTAGTTTCTGATTTAGCTGTAGCCCCGTCATTAGCTTTTAGGAACGGATATCTTGCCTTTTTCGTAAGGCACTTCTTAACATCCCCATTGCCATGGCACTCAAAAACTGTGCGCAGATCAGACATAGTCGGCTGAATACATTTTACGTTACTTATCAAATAACCATCAGAATGAATTCTGATAGATGAATGATCATTAAGATTTGTGTTTCCAGTAACAGCATCAGCAACACGATAGAATATGCAATTTTCTATCATAGTATTGTAACTATTGAAAGTGGATTGTGACTATTGAAAGTGGATTGTGACTCTTGGAAAATCATCACATTGGAACCTGGAGCGTTTTTACGTTAACTCCAGAAACAACCACACCATTACTACCTTCGTAACATGCTATCGCCGGGCAGTGGGCCTGTGCGCCTGACCAGTTAGGTGGAGGGACTAAGTTATTATCTCCGTTCTCATCAATTAATAAATTTCTGACAGATGCGTTTCGTATTTCACGGATTCCATCTCCAAATACTATGAACCCTTTAGTTCCACCATTTTCTTTATTTCGTCCCACAACACCATCTGCAACAAAAAGAATTGTAGAATCACCATCACCAAAAAAATCGACTCCATTTCTCTCAAAAATCATAACTTCCTGATTGCGATAAATTGTTAGTCCATGATCCACACCCTCAACCAATGTTGTTTTATCTAATAGATATGTTCCAGCTGGTATCTTAACTGGCTGGATGCTACCAAATACTTCATATCGTTTTTCTGCGTGATAACCAGCTAGATTTATAGAATCTACAGCATCAACACCTGAGCGTTCTGAAATTGAATAATTATTATCAGCCCCCCAGTTAAGTACTGACGTCCAATCATAGTCAGTAAGATAACCAACACACATAAAATCAGGGTAATCTGGGTTTGTTCCAGGGGAAACGACATAACCACCTGACGGAATATCTCCAAGTTTTACCCAGTAAAGACCACTTGAATCAACAAGAGCCTGGACGTTTGACGTTAATGTCGACCCTTGAGAAAAATAACCAAACTTTTCAAATCGTGATTTAATAAAATTATTTTCGACCCACTGACGCGCTGATGCTTCACCAACACTCAACCATTTGCCGCTACCAATTCCACCTGTTGAGTCTGGTGTGGATCCAGCAGGAACATTCTTAGGAAATACCCCATCCCATCGATAGTATTCACCCGTTGCCTCAAGGCGAAGTACCTGATTTGGTAGAGTGAGATTGTTTCCATCTTCGAAACTGTCCAGCGTAATATAACCAAATGCTGCAATAGCCTGCTGAGCCACCCAGCGAAGCCCCTCAATTGTGTAATGCGCATGTCCAAATCTGTCAATGTATTGCTTAGCCATTGACGTGACAAACTCGTCAATTTTACCCGCGTTGAATTTCAGATCTTGCGGCTTTTCACTCGGTACAGGCAGATTAGTTGGTGTAGTGCTCATATTTTTTCCATTAAAAAACCCGGCGCGGTGGCCGGGTTGTGATGGTTTAAAGGGGTCTCATTGGTAGATGTTGTCGCTGTACTCTGCGACGGTCAGTGATACCGTGTTATCTGTATTGGGTTTGATGCTGCTGACTGTCCATAACTGGCTGTCCAGTTCCTCCACTGACGCAATGAGATATCGCGACGGAAGTTGCACGGTTTCTCCGTTCCAGATATTGAGCTGAATGCTGGGTATTGCCGCGGTGAAACCGTACTTCGTGTCGCTGCGTGCTGTTGCCGGATAACGCAGGGTCGGGTTTCCCATACTGTCAGTAACCAGCACATACATCGAACCGGTAAACGTGATTGGTTCGCTTGTGTCGAAGTCATTACCGGTGCGGCCTGTGATGTAACCCTGCTGCTGGTTGCTATCGTAGATGTCCGGCATCTGAATGACGCTTCCAACCTGGATAATCCCGTCCTCAAACACTTTGGCGTTCATCTTCACCCGGGAGTAGATGAGACGTTTTGTTTCGCGCAGCGCGCGTTCCCGAGCCTGATACTCGTTACGGAATCCAACTATCTCAAGCTTGTTCGGGTTCTCCGCTTCCTGCTCGACTATGGCGCCGTTAAGTACGCGATAGTTGATGTACGTCTTGTTATTCGTTGTCGGGTGAACGTAGGAGACCTGAACGCCGTCGTAACCACCAGGCAGCGTGGCCTCATACGTCATTTTGTACTCATCCGTCTTCATATTTGCCCGGTTAAACACTGCCGCCGGGTAATCGACTTTCTGATCGCGGGTGAACGTCAGTACACCGTCATCCCAGTACGCCATGACAGACGCGGCGTTACAGATAGCCTGCACGCGGTCGCCAAGAGAGTCGTTTTCATCGTCAAACGTATAGTCGAAGTAGCCAAGACGCTCATCAGGTAGACTCTCAGCTATAGAGTACAAACCGTACAGATCAATGCTGCTTTCTGGCTGCCCGCCCATTACAAGCCAGGTATGTGCAACCGCGTCAGCAAAGGAACGCGATGGACGTAATGTATAATCGACGGTCTGTGTCGTCAGGTTGTAACTGATAGTCTGGCGAGTAACCAGAGCGTTATATTTTCGGTCACGACTACCCAGTGCGTTCTCTGTTGCCCGTACCTTGACGCGAACCAGCGTATCGGTCGGATGAACTACGTTGCTTCGGATATTGACAGCGTGTATTTCCTCAACCTTAAGAATTGACGCATCATTGGAGTTGTTTGTCCGCTGGAAATTGATGGCATATTTACCAAACCCTCCCATTGGAATTATTTTATCCGTGCGATAAAACACTTCGCTGGTCGATTTATGAGGCGTTCCCTGGTGATAGGTGAAGGTCTGTTGTGTTCCTGGGATCTGGTTGTAATCGTCATCGATTTTCCAGATTGTCACCGTCCAGTCAGTCCAGTTACCACCGCCAAGTGATGACTGCGTATGCAGCCAAAGCTCTGTTGACTCAACCGGAGAAAAGAAAGGACCAACAACAAACGCCTCATTATCATTGAGAATGAATTTCGTCGTATTAATAGTGGCTGTAGATGGAACGGTGGGTGGTCCCTGTAAATCTGTCATGGTGAACGTGTACCATTGAACAGGGTCTATAACAGCGCCATCATCACTCTCTACAGCAGAAATCAGCGTGCCTGAGAAAAGTACATCTTCAGTAACGCTGCCTGATGTTGTGTTATAGGTGACGTTAATGGTGAATGTGACGGAGTGTGGTAGCACGAGCCCCATGAAGTAGTCGAACTCAGCCTGCTTGACGATTTTCATCGCTATCTGGCCGCCAGCATATTCACCACTTACCACGGTATTGGCAGTTGCCGATTCTACCGGGAAATTGTCGCTTTCGTTTGGCCCTGGCATCTCCTGCCCGTCGACGTCATCGAACGAATAGCCCTCGTTAATAGTCGGTATTACCTCACCAGGCTGATAAAACTGGTATTCGGCACCGGCCATCGATCCGAGACTCGACTCTGAGTAACGAACAGATTCATAGTCATACTTACCGATACCGATACACATCCACTCAGTGACGTATTTCAGGCCGCCGTCGTTCTCACTCTGGCGTACATATTCAAACATCGATTCCTGAATCAAGTCTGGAAACGATCTGACCTGCCCGTAAATATCAGGCTTCGCTTTGTATACCCTTGCGGTATTCGTTTGCCCGGTCAGACTGTTGTTCGGAGAATCGACAGTGTTTCCACCGTTATTGGCTATTGCTGGCTTCGGGGCAAGGAATGAAAACACAGCACCAACAACTTTGAAGATTGGGCTGAGAATGTCGCTAATGATGCCCTTTGGCTGGTCGAAAATCTGGATAGTGTCCAGTTCGCTCAGTTCAAACGCCAGTTCATCATCATCATTTAACCTCACGCCGTTACGGACGATCAGCAGATCACGGTGAAAGGTGCCATCATTGGCCGACAGCCAGTCATAAAAAAGGGTGCCGTTTGGCACCCTGCAACGCAGCTTAGGCGTTCCTGGAAAATTCGATATCTCAACCAGCGCCATAAGAAAAATACTCCACTTTAGTGAAAGCCCGCTGAATAACCAGTAACGAGTCCATGCGCACGCTGCCGTTCTCGCCCCTCGAGTGCAGCGCCTGCCGGTTAAGCACCAGGCCAACGTGCGCAGGTTGCGCGCCGCGGTATCCGACAAATATCCCGCCTTCGACAGGTTTATCGGTCTGGCACCAGAAAACGACGTCGCCATGATAGCAGGTGAAGAAGTCAGCTCCGGCTTCGTAGTCCGGCGTCTGGTGCAACTCAATGCCGAGAACGTGACGGTAATACAGCACCACCAGCCCCCAGCAGTCGACCCTCTCGAACGAACAGGCACGATTAGCCCACGGCACGCCGATCACCTTGCTGATGAAATCAGAGGTACTGCAGCCCGGTGTATTCCTGCGGATCATAAAGTCGCCCTATGTTGTTGTTCAGCGGGTTAGTGACAGAAAGCGTCACTGAAGCGGCATCTGCGTCAATATCTACCGTCTTGACGTATAACTGCCACGACTTAATCGGCACTGACACGTCACCGCTGTCGAATATTTGCCGCGTGGCAGTGATAGCCGTTAAACGCGCCGCCCCCTTCCACTGCTTCATCAGCGCTTTCACATCTGTTGACAGCCTCCCAAGCTTCACCGTGGCGTCAATCACCGGCGTACCACTCTGCTGGCTCTCTTCAATTTCGAAGCGCGCTGGCGTATACGTCTGTCCGCCGAGTGTTTTCGCAAAGAACTGTTTATCAACGAGGCGGACGTAGCCAAACGATGGGTGATAGAAGGTAATGGTGTCGTATAGCCCGCGTGTCGGACGCTGCTGTTTGTATTCCCTGAAGCTCGGCATTACGGCACCCTTGGCAGTGATTCGGGGTCTCTGTTGTCCGGATATCCAGTCACCACGATATCCAGCCACGATGCCCACGGTGGCGGCAGTTCAACAATGATGTCGTCGAACTCGTCATCAGCGTTAAACAGGTGGTTAGCGATAACCGTCCTGGATATCCCGGAACATCGCGGTGACCTGTATTGCCGATCGCGTCGGGTCAACCTTGCTGCGCGGAACTACCGGCGTCCCGACTTTCGTCTTTTGCTCCGGAGTCATCGGAAAGAGGATCATCGGTCGTTACCTTTTTATTTGGGTCAGGCGGCTTAACATCTTCACGCGGCTCAAGCTCTCCCGCTTCCCTGACCTCGTTCTCATCAACAGCAGGAGTGCCGTAGGCTTGCTGAGTATCCTTAGCAACCGCTGCCATTTCCTTCATGTTGGCAATCTTCTCTTTCTCGCTTGGAGCGAGTAGATCAGACCAGGTTAACGTGATTTCGCCAGATTTAGGCGGTTCGATAACTCCCACAGTCCAAAGTCGCTCTATAAATGCACTCGCCCGGTCAGTCTGGAACCCGTTGCGGCGACCATTGCAGCGCTTGGCAAAGTCATTTTTGTCCTGATCTGACGCAAGCCTTCCTGTCTGCTGACCAAACAAGATGGTGAATGGCATCTGAACTGAAGAGGAGAACTGGTTAGCTGACACTGTCCACGTTGGACTCGGATCGGCAGCGGCCACAGAAAGTACCTTAGCCTCTCCGTCCTGCGTAACCAGCGCCGAATCCGTACCAGAATTTAGCTTCTGGATGGCGGCGTTTAGCGCCTCAGCCAGCCCTGAATAACCAGCTTTCTTGGCATCCTCCATGATTTTTTCAATCTTTGTGTCTTTCGACATATTAATGCCGAGCTGCCTGCTGGCATTTTTCAGGAATCCTTCAGCGCTGCCGCCGGAGGTTTTAGCCATATCCAGCAGGTCGTTATAGCCTGCGCGCAAGAAAGGAATGCCAGCGAGGGATGATTCGTCTTCTGAACCCTCGCAAAAGATAATAATGCGCTCAGGATGAATTTTAATGGAGCGCATAGGACCAACAATACTGCCGTTGTCCCCTACGGGTTGCTCCTGGAAATAATAAAACTTCGGCATGGCGTAATCAGGGGACTTCTGATCCTGCTCTAATTCCCCCGGCTTCACCTGAGATTCCCATGCTGGAATCATCTTCACTAAGCCGCGCTCGCGTGAGTTCCGCATGATTTCGCGGTTCACTGGCTCACCCCAATTGCGGCTATCGGCAAACTGAAGAATAAGAGCTGAGTAGTGACCTACAAGGTTACGCCTATCCGCGTCCTTCACCTTCGCCCAGTATTTTTTCATGAGCTTGGTGACTTTCTTTTCCCATGGTGTCGACTTTTTGGACTTCTTCGTCTCATCACCATCCACTATTACAGGGTTATCAGACCAACATGCATCCAGTAGCTTATGAACAGAACCGAACGCGGCGCCATTGCGCTCATACATGTTGTAGAAGTGGTCAAAGTCGAGACGCTCAGGATAGCCAAATTCACACCAAAGGTGATGTCGCTTCGTATTGCCTGATTTGTTGAATCCAGCCGCATAAAGCTGTCGAGATCGCGAGACCTCGTTGAGGCTATTCACAATCAGCCCAGCGAGGACTTGAATTTCTGTATCGTTACTCACTGAGTTGTCCTTATGTGAAGAATATCGCCCCTGAGCGGCGAGGAGAGTGCAGCACGCGGTAACGGGTTGCATCCCAGTCGTGGTCTTCCTGCTGGGTGTCTACGTCATCCGGGTTTTTGCTGTCGCGAACCAGCACGGGGATGCGGCTAATCCAGCCACGGCAATGCTCGAACACGTAAAATGCAGGCTTCTCCGGAATGCCGGATTCCAGCTTTTTACCCTCAACCACTGCCTCAAGCATGTCTGCGAAAACCGAAGCACCGTTAACTCGAGAGCCTGGTTTCTTATTAGCCTCAAGCCATTCGACACCCTGATTTTCCATTTTCTGGCCGATCGATAACTCATCGTCACCGGTGTTGAAAATGGCGCTATCCGCCGGGCCGGGAATAACTTCCGAGCATATGCCCGGCACTATGTTCAACTGCCCCTGAGTGACGCCGTCGAGTTGAATTTCTTCCGGCTCGTCGACTTCTTCGCCAGTCAGTCGCTTATCAATCCACGCCACGCCCTTAGCGACGTTGGTGGAAGACATATTCAGACCTTTGTTCAGCTCGTCTGGCGGGCAGCCGTACCATTCGCCAATCAGGATTAGAGACCCGGCAGGCGGGCAGAACTGACGACCATCTGGCAGCTCAGCGGCAGTGCCATCAGCCTGTGCCCACCAGAGGTTAGAGAACGGCTTCGACTCGCCCCAGTCATGGGAACGGTCAACAGTCCAGCTATCCGGGATCCGGAACGGCTTAATGACGTGCAGCGCTTCATTCCACAGGTGGTCAAATCGCCCGCCACTGGTCACATCCCAGGAACCTTCTACCCACGCCTTGCGTCGGTTCGGGTCTTTGATGGCCATCAGGGTAGCGATGTATTGCGGGTCGAGGTATGGGTTCTCTTTATAGGAACCGTGGATTGCCACGCGGGTCAGCGTGATTTCCTCTTCTCGCTCAGTCTGGGGGTTGAATACCATTAGCATGTCACGCTGTACGGTTCCGCGAGGTGCTGGCTCAATGAAGCGTTTCTTTACCCAGGTGTGCCCGATACCAAACGGATTGGTAGTGCTGAACGTTTCGAGCGGGACCGGCCTCAGTAACTTGCCATTCTCCAGCGGGTAGTTTTCCGGCCTGAAAGATGAGCGTCGGCAGGAGAACATAATTTCGTAGAACTCTGGCGACTGCTGTTTCGTCAGCTCGTTAAAGCCGATAAACGGGAATTCCTGCCCGTGGAAATCCCAGTAGTCGTCAGCCTCTTTACCGAAGCGGAAAAGAAGCTCCTCTCCTGTCGGCCATACCCAGCGTAATTCGCTCGCAGAAGAAAGATATCGAGCGCCATCGTTGAACAGGCGAAACATTCGCTTCGACTGAGTGATGATGTCGGCAAGGTTCTTATATTCGGTGTCGAAGATGACACCGCGCCAGAATGAGCCATAGCCCACACCAACATTGCGCCTGAACCTGGCTAGCTGCGCAGCGGTTTTACCCGGACCGCGTGTACCTTCGAAAAGGATTTCATTACACGGGCAACTCAGCGCCAGAGACTGAGATCCGGGCAGTGGCTTCCATACAGCTTTGTAATTCATCCACCGAGCACCCCGTCCTGTTGTTTCTGCGCTGCCGCTTCCCAGTCATCCACGCTGTCACTGGTTGGTACCAGCATGACGTTATGCGTGACCTCTTTCGTTTCAGCCTTATTCTCGATGCTGTACGCCTCGCGTTCGAGGCCGATAAGCGTCTTCAGGCTGTCGCTCAGATCTTTCATGGATTTAACGCGGGAAGGCAGGCTGATTATTTTGTGGTACAGATCGTTGAGCTTATCCATACCCTTGTCGTCGGGTGAGCGCATCATTTCGCCCAAGTCCTCAAGCGCGGCCACGTCGCCACACTCTCCGGCCAACTCATCGAATAGCGTGTTTGTCAGTTCACGAGCCCGGCGGATGTCTCCCCGGTGCTCCATGCGGACCGTGGCAATCACCTCGGCAGTTGCCTCTATCAGTACGCGTTCGGTCAAAGTGCTTTCGTTGCGTACCGTCCTGCGTACCTCCTGTTTGCGTACCAGATCGTCAGCCTTTTGCTGAATCTTCGCATTCAGGTCACGCGACCAGTCGTCACGCTTGGCACGCTTACGGATAGCGCCTTCGCTTATACCATGTTGTGATGCTATTTCTCGGAGGGACATCACTCCGGCCCGGTACGCCGTCTCGATGGCCTCCCAGTCCGGTTTGCTCATTTATACTCCTCAAATTGACTAATTTTTTCTATCTTCTTGCCGATAACAGGCCAGTACTCATGAATTTTTTGTCGTGATAACAGAACTTTGATAAGGAGAACAACATGGGGTTTTTTGATGCTTTGAAGGATATGGTCACCTCAAAGGAACCAAGCAATCTTCGCGGAATAATTTCAACCGGAAAACAAAAGTCTGATGGTGGTCACGACCACCGCTATAACACTGGCGTAGACAGAACTCCTGCGCAACGTGAAGGTGATAAAAAACGCCGCGAAGGATAAGCTCCTAAATTTATCTAAAAAAAACTCAGGTACTCCCGACAGAACCATGTTGTTTATCGGTGAGTACCATTGCTAAATCTTCATATTTGATTAAAATATTTGCGAGTCCATAGGGAGTGCTGGAAGCGACGTCGTCCAACTGGTGAAAAACATTACGGCCATAGGCATTTTGTTCTATCCACTGATACCAAAAGCAGTAAAAGTTGTTCACGATGTTGTTATAAGCAAGGGGGCTACCATGAAAAAATACTTCGAAAAATGCTTGAACACGGTAAAACGCTTAACCTCGAATACCGAAGAAGTCACCATGGTCGATGTCGCTCTCTTTTATCTCGGGTGCTGGGTTACTTTCCCACTCCCTATGGGCTCAACCCATTCCCATACTACTTTTCAAAACTTTCCCCTTCCACAGTTAGCACTGGCGTGAACTGCACGCGTTTCACATCGGCAGGAGCGAAATATAGCCACTCTCCCGTTTCGGTCGCCAGCGGCACAAAGCCGTTAACCAGCTCAGGCTGACGTCGCGACATCTTGCCAGTGAAGATTTCGCCTGTTTGAGTGGTAAGCGTGATTTGGTAGATATCGGACATTGAGAGCCTCTTTATCCGCTTGTGGGGATATCTGAATTTTTTCCGCTTTGGGGGATAAGAAACTATTCAGTTTTTTTATCAGCATCTTCGGCCTAACAAGACGCAAGGATTGAAACTAGCCTACGCCTCTTTCCTGAGAATCCTGCATGGAGACTAATAATGTCCAATTCAAATATTGATAAATTCGATGAAATCACAGGTCGTTTGTTTGCAGACTTATACGCAAACTTCCCCGTACCAATGATAATAAAAAGCGAAAATTACTCTGTTCATATTGAGGGGTCAGATAATTTCGTGAATGATGTTGTGCGCGATAACCATGAATGTGATTTTGTTGATGCTTCAGTGAGATGGCTATCCTCTTCTGGATTTATAACCACTACAGGTTTATCCAATAACGGATTCCTTGACGTGGTTTTAACGCCCAAAGGCCTAGAGTGCTTGAAGTTAACGCCTGGAAGCCTACAACCTTCACTCGGTACTCAGCTAACTGAAGCAGTTAAAGCCGGAAAAACTGAAGCAGTTAAAACTTTTACAAGCCAAGCTCTAAGTGTTAGCGCAGCATTAATTCTTCAAGGTATTGGCCTCTCCTGAGTCGCAATTTACCTGCCACGCTTTGTTATGCGCCAGGATGTCTTTCTTAGTCTGCTTATCCAGCGAATCCCAGTCGTGATCAGTGCCATAGATGGGCTTCACCCAGTCACAGCCGGTATCGATAACCTCAACCTTTGCGGGTCCAGTTCCGCGCAGCTCACGATCAACATCGTCATCAGCCATACGGCTAACAGTCTGCTGTGCATTGCTGGTCCCTTTATCCGCTACAGGGTATATTTTGGTTTTATCCGCGCAAAGGGATATTGTCATTACGATAGGCCTACCCATGGTGATGGCAATGAAAAGCCACCCGAAGGCGGTCTCTCAACTGAAAAAATACATCAGTATGCCAATCGCAAAGTTAAGGCCTCCACCTAAAGCCAGTGAGCCAAAACCAACGACAAGCAGTGCAGCACCTTTTCTGGCGTTAAACCTATCTATAGCCACTGCCATGCCATTTTTCAGCCCTGCATCGACAGCAGCGCTTAATCGCCCTGCATTATTCCATTTCGGGTTTTCACTAATTTCTTTTATCTCGCCAAGAGCTTTCTCGTGTGCATTAAGAACATCAGCAATCAACCCGATTAATGACTTCACCCTGAAGGCGAGCACGATTGAGCCAAATGTTAAAAGTGCTGAAGCAATAATCTTTACCAAGCCTTCATGAGCAACCATCCAAATGAACATATCCCCTCCTATAAAGGGGAGGATTTTATCATCACAATAGCTAATTAGCCCAATAGACCATTATCAAGCCCACCCGCAGATGAGCTTGGTAATGGAGAGCCGTTGTGAAAGTGGCTCTTGACACTTATTCGGTGTTAGATGGCTATGTCCAGGGTCAACTGGAGTTGATCGCGCCAGAAGTCAACATTGGCTTCAATACCAGGCTTATCCCATCGCCAGCGCGCCATCTCTCGCGCTCCATTACTGGCCTTTGATTGCCGGTCATCACGAATACGGCAGGCTTGCTCAAACTTCTGCTGCTCAGTCAGCTCACCGCGAAGCAGGCTATCAATGTGCAGGTCGCACCAGACAGAGAACTTCGGGTCACACCATCTGGCAAAGGCAACTGATAACTTTGGATGCAGCCATGTACCGCCGCCTCTGTCCTTGCGTGCTTTGCTGGTTTTTACATACCCGGAATCACGGGTATGTAAAATTTGCGATGGTTCACCTGAATAAACCTCATCCAGTGCTCTAACGTATTCGAGGGTTTCTACGTTGGAAAGCCAGTGATCAAGTCGCTTACCGAAACGAGTTGCAATATCGGTGGCATTAATCCAGCCATCAGTTTTGAAGCGGACAGCTTCGCCTTTGTAATTCAGAGGAACGATATTCATAGCGTCTTTACCTTTTAGAAAGATGAGCCTGTTCGCACAGAAAAGCCGCCCCGAGATGGTCGCCACCATATACGGCAGTTCTCAGGCTCAGCTTTCTGAAAGACTCGGGATTGTCATGCGCTGCGATGCGCGGTTTACTGCGGGCATAAAAAAGCCCCGCTTTTCGCGAGGCTCATTAAATGGACTTTGTGCTTTGCAAAACGTGTTTATTTCAGGCACTGCTCTTTGATGTATTCCTGCAGATAGCCGACCTGCTTCGTCACTGTGACGATTCGCTCTCTAAGGGTGAAATAATCCCGTTGAGCGGAGTCTGTAAGTCGGGGGCCGGAAGCATCGCCCAGGCTGCCGGTGCTGGCCGTTCCGTTTGGGGGACACCTGGCGTTGACGCGCAACCCACACTTGCCATCACTAACGCAACGCTGCAGATCATCGAGCTTCTTTTTCGCATCGGCTAATTCCTTCGTGTATTTGGCATCGAGCGCCGCAACGTCACACTGCCGGGTCTGCATGTCATTGATGGTAGCGTTCGCCAGGTTTAGCTTTTCCGTTGCCGTGTTGAGCTGATCTTTGTAGGTGATAGCGTTGTCGCGGTAGTGGTTCACGAAGAACACCAGCACGCCTATTAGCGCCACCACCGCAAGCTGCAACCAGTAACGCTTAACCAGTGCGCCAATCACGACAGGAACAGAGCTCGCTCTGCCTCACGCCGACGCGTCAGCCCATTGAGGACTTTGCCGCCAGCTTTATTCCAGCGCAGGAACTCGTCAGCAGCTCCAGAGTAATCACCGGCGTTGAGTTTGCGTAACAGAGTCGATGTCGATAAAGACCGGGCACCGAGGTTATAAGTGAACGACACCAGAGCATCGAACTGCCCCTGAGTCAGGGCGACTTTAACCAGGCGTGAGACGTCGCTTTCATAGCTGACCAGTCCGGTTTTCAGGAGGCGCTCTGCCGTTTCCTGCTTAATGGACATCCCTGAGCGGATTAGTTTGCCGTCAACAGGCTGAGTCCAGCCATAGCCGATAGTCCACACACCGACGCTATCCTGGTAAGCGGTTAGCTTGCAGCCTTCGAACTGCTTGATCAGGGCAATGCCTTTTTCACTGGTTTGCATTCTTCATCCCCGTCAGGCGTTCCCAGAAGTACGTCAGCGCTACAGAGCCCATCGCCCCGCTGATGCCAGACGCAACCAGAATCATGTAAAGACTCAGCCCACTTTCAACACTGATCAATCCACCAATAAGACCGGTAAATCCGGACACTGCAATTTGCGCCAGCGCGTTAATCCAGCTCCAGGTGGCTTTGTTCTGCTTGACGTCAATCAGGTATCGGACTAGGCCGCCCCAGCATGACAGAGCAAGGACAATCAGCCATGAGACTCCGGCAATGCTTTCTTTATCTTGCATACGTTTAGCCATATCACCTCCGAAGGAACGGGGTGCTGTGTGTTGTAGAGAAGCGCCTCAACCATTGCCTTTAAGGGGTAAGTGGTTAGCTGTATGGATGGGCGCGAATGGATAATTCAGCCTGAATGCTGGATGAAGCACATCAAAATATACAACATTTATGTTGTATTTATAATCTTTTGTGTTATTATAATTGCATCAACAACGAACAGGAGGATTCAGTGAAATACAGCGAGTTCCTTCGCTGGTTAAAGTCCCAAGGAGTCATGATTGAAAATGCCCGAGGTGGTGGAAGTCACCGGAAAGCAACAATCAACGGAAGGATGTCAATCTTCCCCTTCCACGGCTCAAAGGAGATACCAGAGGGAACAAGAAAATCGATAATCAAGGATCTGGGGCTTTAGGCCCCACCCTTTTCGACACTGAATCTGGTCATTGAGACCATAACCGGAAAGAGGATTTATATATGTTTAAATACTCGGCATCAGTATCTTTCGATAAGGATACTGAACAGTTTGAGATTAGCTTTCGTGATTTTGAGAATCTGCATTCAGTCGCTTTCAATGAGGACGATATTGAACTCGAAGCGCGAGATGCTTTAACAGCAATGATTGGCGAATTGATTGATTCGCGCATACCTATTCCAGATCCATCTGCAGCTCAGGAGGGTGAGATTGTTATTCACCTTCCCGTTCTGACATGTCTCAAAGCAGCGCTTCACAATACGATGATCAGCACTGGCACTCGCAAAGTTGATTTAGCCAGGAAACTAAACCAGAAAGGCCCACAGATAGATCGCCTTTTGGACGTCAGCCACGCTTCAAAGGTTGAAACTCTGGAACAAGCCTTATATCTCTTGGGATATGAGGTTTCAGTGTCTGTTGCGAGAGTTAATTAACTGATAAAGACGAAGAGCCGTTGATGAATCAGCGGCTCAAATAAAAAAACCGAGGGATGCAAGGAGTGTGATGGTAACGCAATGTCAGCTCTTTGGCTCAAGGTAGACCTGCATGGGATTGACTTGTGGCGATTTAACCCGAGTCTTATGACTAGCCCTCTCTAATCTATTTTTGAGGCTATGTAGATTTCATGAGTGTCAGCTAACTGCACAAAACCGTACTTAATGGCGCCAAGCAAAGTACCTAGTCTTGTATGTCCCTCCATAAGATGCAAGCCGCACTCACCTGAAGAAACGAGCGAACGATCTATGAACATCGGTGGTTCATCCCATGTACCTAATTTAAGCCAATGTTCTGCAACCTCTTCTCTTGCATCAATACAAAACTTGTTGCCGCAGTTATTGAAGTCTTCTGAGATTTCAAGCATGTAATCAGGATATGTGGCATTTCTAGCAAGCTTTGTGAACTCTGCAGTTTGCAACCTAACCAAATCCCACTTGAGTAATTTAAGATTTAGATGTCCATACAGAGCCTGAAATTCAGGATCATTGGATAGCCCACAATAAATTTGCTTGAATATTTGTTCTGGCGCGTCAATCTCGTATTTCTCGCGAAGAATGGCAACTCCTTCCTCTTCCCGATTTAGCGGATCAGGACCAAAAATTTTAATTAAATCACGATAATACATCACCAATTCCTTTTGTCGAAACATACAAAAAACCCGCTCATCGGCGGGTTTACATATTTTCGGTATAATATCAGATTTACACGAAATATAGCCCTTTCAATCCAGTTTTGCAACACTTGGCTGCGAATTTGTCGCCTTTTGTTGTGAACGTGATCGCGTTGCTTGCAATAAAGCGCCGTTATCCAGGCACCGGTAGATATACCTCATCCCCACCCAGCGATCGGTAAAGGTCTCTGACCAGTTCTTTGCTGTGACGCCCACCAACTCCGCCAGTTTCTGGTATTCGTATGTGTCAAGCCCGCTCAGCTCCGCTTTGACGTCCTGTGCCGCCAGCCAAATAAGCTTCTTCAGGCGTTCCATCGTCTTGACGGCCACCTTCTTTGCGCCGAGTTGCTCGCGGAACTCTGCCCATGCCCACTGGGTAATTGCCACTTGGTGTTCGAATCGGATGAGCTTCTCGATGTTCTGGCGGCGCTGCTTTTCTTCCCGGCGAAGATATTTCACGCTCTCCATGTAGCGAGACTCCTGGTCGCAGAGCGTCATCAAGAAGTCAAAAGGTTCGATCAACGTTTCGCACTTACGGCAGCGTAGTGTTCTGTCCTTTTCGTTTACCCAAACAGTGGAGTGCAGGCACATAACCTTCTGCCCTTCGCGCTGAATAACCAGCCCATCTTGTAGGTCGTTATTCTTATTCGGGAAAGCGACGACTTTGCCCAGTTCTATTTCGGTTTCTGTGCTCATGCTGCCTCCTGCTGTTTCAGTGCTTTGAGCTTGGAGCGGTACTCGTCGCGTATCCGGATGAAGTCTTCCCGGCGGTAGTTGGTCATTTCGTGGGGGCCGTTGAGCCAATCGACGTAATCCTGCCCGTAACGAGCGACCAGGCCAGCTTCGTATTGCTGCGAAACCGTCGCCTCTTTAGCGGTGTATTTGCCAGCTGCGGCATTGCATGATTTGCACTGCTTATGGGCGTTGCGCTCTTCAAAGCGCAGTTCAGGGTTGGCGCCGACTGTTTTGAAGTGGCCGCAGTCCCACTGGCCGCCATGCAGATCGGGGGGATTGGTCTCTTCGCAGCTGATACAAGGCAAATCAGCATCACGCGCGCGGATGTAGGCGTTGAATGCCTGCTGAGCCTGCGCCTTGTAGTAACCGGCAGGCCGTAGCTCTGCCAGTCGCTCCTTGCGACGTTTGCGCCCGACCTTCTCGGCCTCCTTCTGCTCCTTAATGCGCTTAGCAGCGGCTTTAACTTTCTCCTTCTCACGCTCTTCCATCGCGAGGATTGCGCCGTGCTCCGGGCTGCACCAGCGGATCCGAATATCATGGAATTTCGGCGCGAAGTATTCACCGCATACTTTGCACTTACGGCGGGATGGTTTACGCATGGGCACCACCCTGAACCTGCACCAGAGTTAGGTTTCCGCAGAATACAGCACCAGTATCGATATACATCTGGTTTGCATACTTCAGAGGCTGGCGCGCAGGGGTGTGTCCGAAGATAAACAGATCAGCACCAGCGATCTCCGAGACAATACCGTCCTGCGCATCGCTTACGCGTTCACGGTTCCAAATCACCATTTCTTCTGGAACTGGCTTGTCGAATGCATACTCGTTGTGCGGGTAGTCAGCGTGGCAGATGACGATTTTCTTATCGCCGGTCACCAGTTCGATAATCATCGGTAGGTTGGTAATCTTTGGCAGCAGGTATTTGAGTTGCACTTCCTGCTCAGAATCAAGCTGGTGCCACCATCCACCGCCGTTTGACATCCAATGTCCAAAGCTGCCGCCGTTGACCAGTGCATCCAGCATCATGTGCTCGTGGTTGCCACGAACGGCACGGAACCATGGCATTGTGATAAGTTCCAGGCACTCCACGTTTTCGGCGCCGCGGTCGACGAGGTCACCTACGGAGATAATCAGATCTAGTGACGGGTCGAAATTTAGCTCATCCAGCTTTCCCATCAGGTTTGTGTAGCAACCATGCAGATCGCCAACTACCCATACATTGCGCCAGTCAGCGCCATTAATGCGTTGGTAAATGCTCATGCTGATTTCCTTCTGGCGGCATGGCGCAGCCAGCGAACATCCGCCAGGTGAGCCGTATAGTGAAAGGTTGGAATTTCGGATGGCTTGAGTTCAGGCTTGCGCTTGCGGCGCGTCCGAACTCGGTAGATTTCGTTGGTGATGATGCGAGCAAGAGGGCTAGCCACGGGCACCTCCGAAGCGGGAAGCCCATTCCATTGCCAGGCGGGATTCATCCCCCCAGCGGACGTTACGCTCAGCACCAAAGGCATGGATCAGCTCGATGAGGTCGCGCATCTGGTTGACAGTCATCTTGCTTGTTGACTGGCCCAACACTACGAAGCCATCACCAGCCAGATTAGGAACGACCTCCTGCTTAATCAGCGCGGCGGTAAATATGTGTTTCCAGGATTCAGAGGAGAGTTTGCGTCCATGCCATTCAACCTGGCTGCTGATGTCACCCAAAATGGCCCAGAGTTTGGCGTTCTGGTCGATTGAACGAGTCATCTCTTTTATCTCGATGACGATCGGGTGCTTCTCGTCGAGCTGCAACTGGTTATCGACCCTGGTCACCGAGGCACACAAAGTCGCCTGCTCGCTGGAAATTGGTGACGAGCGGATCGAGGCTTTCGAGTTATACGAAGCGCTTCGTCGACTTCAGCGCCAGGGTGCTTCTGGAGAGATACTTTCCGCCCCTCCCCCTCTTCTCGCCTCGCCATATTACGACGATGGCTGGGACGAAGATGAAGACGAATGACGTAACTCATAATCTGTTATTATCTTCTAAAGAAAAATTACCACATGCCGATTTAATGAATGATTTAATTAATCTAGGAGTTTAAAGTCTATGACGGAGCAATCTATTTGGCATAATCCAGCTACATATACCTGCATTGTTGCTGCTGTTGCATTAGCAGTATCTTTTTTAGGTTATATAACTGCAAGAGCAGCGCTAAATTTTCAAAAAAAATTACACACGAGACAGACGATGGTGTTACTAGCTAATCGTTGCAATGAAGCCCTATCAGGTTCTGGATTCCCGCAAACGGTCAACGGAACATCAACAATCATTACTACTATGTGTGTTGCTGGGCATATTTCCGACAATGATTTGGAAGATGCTGCTGACGCAAAGAATACAAGGGAATTTTTCTGGCATCTTCTGCATTCTTCTATATGGTCTGAAATAGAGAATCAAGAGACTCTGGAGCGAATAGATGACAACACGATCAATAGCACTTTCGACGAAAGGAGAGTTTTAAAAGAACAATATGAAACTGCTAAGAAATACTATAAAAGCTAAAATTTTCTTTTTCTAATTTAATCAACCGCCTTGTGGCGGTTTTTTATTACCTAAATTCAACAATTGACCATAGCTCAGTATACGCCATGAGGAGAACTTATAAAGAATAACGCAGTAGCATGCCGACTGCTTGGCATGAATCACTGGCGCAGTAACACACAAAGAATGAGCCTGAATGATGGGCACACATCCCCTAAAACCGGAAAGCTCGTAACGGCATAGATCGCATTACGAACCCGTTCTGACAACTTTTTGTGTCTGTACTAACGCAACTGATAGCCAGTTATGAGCTGGCTATTGGGTGCGAATGCACTGTCACGTTATCCCCCATTTGCCCGGCCATAGTGCCGGGTTCTTTTTGCCTGGAGAAAAGCATGCAAACAACAATCAGCATTCAGCCGGTTCTGGTTAACCGTGAGCGCGTTCAGGAGATGCTTGGTGGTATCTCCAGAACCACGTTTTATCGTAAGCGCAAACAGTGGGAAGAATCTGGCACACCATTCCCGCAGGAAGTGGAAGAAATCCACCCGCCGAAAGGCGGCGCTCTCTTCCGTTACGTCGAGGTTATTCAGTTCTGCAAAGATAAAGGACTATTGGCCGCACACGTCTGAATCTTATCAGCCCACAATTCCGCTGCTGCCTGCTGCTCGGGGATGTAATCATACTGGTCATAGACAGCCAGCATCCCCGTTAGCTTATGTCCGAGTATCTTCTCTGATACGTGAGGCGCAACACCAAGCTCAGTCATCTTTGTTTTGCACGTTCTTCGCAGGTCATGCAGAGACCAGTGCTCACCACCCATTACCTCTTCCACCTGCCCCGCGATGGAAATCAATGTACTGGCTGACATAGGCCTGTCCACCTGCAGCTTAGCCGGTGGAAACACGATTGACTGTTCGGGGTACACATCAAAAACTTTCTACAGATAATCGGCTGCCAGCTGAGAAATCCCACGCACAAAGCGCTTACGCGTTTTCGAGTTCTCTTTCGGTATTACCCACTCCCTCGCCTTCAGGTCAAAATCACCCTTCCTTGCCAGCCTCAGTTCAACACCGCGGCATCCAGTAAGCGCCACAAGGCGGATCAGCATTTTGTTTTGCCATGACATCTTGGTTTTATCGATGGCATTCCAGAACGCGCCTATCTCTTCGTCATTAAGGAATCTTTCCCCGTCATCAGGACGGCTACCGATATCGTTAATCTCAAGCAACATTAGAGAATTTGAAGTAATACGTTTCCGACGCAGCGCATAACGGATCACCTGCTTCATCTTCACCAGAACGTTACCTGCCTGAACCGGCGAACCACCTTTCGTTATGCGCAGGAATATCTGCTCCCATTCAACGGGGCTCATCTCATCTGCTATCATCCGACCGTAATTGTCGGTAACGTGAAGCTTCAGCATCCGCTTCCAGTATTCATACTTCACCATCTCTTTCACTGATGGTGTTTCCAGCCACTCATCAACGAGAGTGCTGATGCTCGGCGAGCTGGATACGATGTCCCTGGCTTTTTTCCGCTGCATTGCCGGATCGCGTCCCTCTTCCAGCCAGCCCTTGCATTCCTCCATCGCGTCACGAGCTTCTTTGATCGACAT